GGGCGGAACGCTCTGCAGGGACTTCCTGCGCAGTCAGAGAGATTGCTCCGTTTTCCGGCGTAAATTTCACTGCGTTGCCGATGAGGTTCAGCAAAATCTGCTGCAGCTTCAGCGAATCGCCGTAATAGGCGCGATGCGTGTTTTCACTCACTTCACAGGTAAACGAAATCCGTTTGGCCGCACACTGAGAAGAAATAACAGCGGAAATTCCCGATATGAAATCCGCAAACGCAAAGGAGTCTTCCTTTAAAACCATCTTTCCGCTTTCGATGCGCGACATATTTAGGATGTCATTGATCAGAGAAAGCAGAAATTTTGAGGACGATTCCGCTTTGGCAAGGTATTCGCCGACCTCCGGGCGAACGCTTTTTTCCTTGCTCATTTCAATGTAGCCGATGATCGCGTTGAGCGGCGTTCGGATGTCATGGCTCATGCGGGACAAAAACTCGCTTTTTGCCGCATTGGCCTGTTCCGCAGCAAGCAGTGCGGTGCGCAGGGCCTCTCTGGTTTCCTCCGCGCGATCGTGCTCATAGGTTGCGTCGCTGCTGACCAGCGCGACCGTCTTCGTCTCCTTGTCCAGCCAGTTCAGCCAGAGCCGGATATAGCGGAGCTTTTGCCCGGCTTCCTCCACCGTACAAAAATACTCCAGTTCCTCCCTCTGCTGCAGTTCGTCAAAAATGGAGTGCAGCCGGATGTGGGCGATGAGCGCATCCTGCTCTTTCTGCAATACGCATCTGCGAATCAGCGCCGTCATATCCTTTTCAAAATCCGCGCCGTTCTCCGAGAGAAACGGCCCGTTTGCCCGGTTGGCGGTCAGCACGCGATAACTGCCGCGCTTTCCGTCGATCAGACAGATATTTTCGTAATGACGGCGGACAAACATATCCAGAATCTGCTTTTGCGTGTGGGCGTCATCGGCATCTGTGGAGACATCCAGAAATGCCATATACAGCGTTCGCTGATTGTCCTGCGCATCGACGGTAGCCGACGCGGAGACTCGAACATAGCCGCCGTCGATCGTCCGCAGACGCATGCCGATTCGGAAGTCGGAGAGATTGCGCAGCGCATCCTCTACCGTGTGAAGCACCCTGCCGCGGTCCTCCGGGTGGATACAGTCGTAAGGATCGTTTTTATATGCAGCGGACAACTGGGCCGCCGTGCCGCGAAGCAGCTTGCTCATTCCATGGCTGACAAAGGTCGGAATCAGTTTGCGATTGTTGATTGTTTCAAAAGCGACGATTCCGCCCGGTGTGCTGTTCATCACGCCGAGAAGCTGCGAATAAACACGGTCCAGCTTTTGCTGGCGCTCCATGCGCGTGTTGACGTCGCTGAACATGATTCCAAGCAAGGTTGTTCCGCCGCCCTGCGATTCGGCGTTCAGGCTGATTTCCATCCATTGATACCCCTCGCCCGGGGTGCGCACGCGGACCGTCGTCCGGAAAAGTCCGCCGCTGATGTTTGCCTTGTAAAAAAGCAGCGCAAAGCCCTCTGTGTCCTCCGGATGGAGAAACGCAGGCGTATCCGAAGTAAGCTGCTGAACAATTTCCAAATCTGTCGCGTGAAGCAGTTTGCGCAGAGATGAATGGATCAGCACCGGCTTCCACTGCTCGTCCTCAAACCGCAGCAAGCCTGCGCAGGCGGGAAGCAGCCGCATATAATCCATCTCTGCCTGGGCCGGAGTTTCCGGATGTTCCATAGTGCCCCTCCTTGTGGCGCACCCGCCAGGCCGATTATAAATTCAAAACACATCGGTACAGCGTGCTGTACAAATTCTCCATGTTGATGGGCTTGTATACGCAGTCGTTCATGCCGGCGTTTTTGCAGTCCACGCGGTCGTCGGCAAAGGTGTCCGCTGTCATGGCAATAATGGGAATTGCCGCGGCATCCGCCCGTTTCTTTGCCCGGATGGCAACTGTCGCCTCGTATCCGTCCATGACCGGCATGCGAATGTCCATCAAAATTGCATCGTAATACCCCGCCGCGGAAGCGTCAAAGCGCGCCACGGCCTGACGGCCGTCGGCCACCTCCTCGCAGACCACGCCCAGCCGCTCCAGCATCTGCCGCGCGATCTCGGAGTTGATCTTCTGATCCTCGCAGATCAGAACCCGCTTGCCGGAGAGGACCTTCCGCATTTCCGCTTCGTTGAACTCCGGCAGAGTTTCCGCCGCTCCCGCAAGCGAGTATCAAGAACGTGAACCTCATCCAGGTCGGATGGCGGATTCGCGTGAAATAACCACATCACCTTCTTTGGCCCACTGGCTTTCCTTTATCTGGGATTGCCGGTGGGTCTTTTTTCATTTTCGCTTCGTCAAAACGGGCCTCCGGCCTCCAGTGGAAAGCAGGAGGCGAAACATCATGACGGAGGAAAACAACTACTACACGGATGAGCGCATCCGCAGCGATCTCGACTACCAACGGGCGCAGAGGACTGCCAGATGCATGCTTGATACAGGCCTTATTTCCGATGACGAATTCAACAAATTATGCGACATCAACCGCAAAACATTCTCACCCCTGTTTGCGGAAATATATCCGAAAACTGCTTGCTATGTATCCGAAAAAGAGTGATTGATAGACACTAACAAGGAGGCAGGCCAATTGAAGAAAATCACAAGAATCGAACAGGCAAGCAAGGGAAAAACAGAGCCAAAGAAGCTGCGTGTTGCCGCCTACTGCCGCGTCTCCACGGACTCGGACGAGCAGCTCGAAAGTCTTGAAACACAGAAGACGCACTATGAAAGCTACATCACATCCCGCGGCGACTGGCAGTTCGCCGGAATCTACTACGACGAGGGCATCAGCGGCACCGGCAAATCCCGGCGTCCGGAGCTTGAACGGCTCATGCAGGACTGCAAGGCCGGGAAGATCGACATGGTCATCACCAAGAGCATCAGCCGATTTTCACGCAACACCACAGACTGTCTTGAACTCGTCAGAAAGCTCCTCACGCAGAATATCCCCATCTGGTTCGAGAAGGAAAACATCAACACCGGTTCGATGGAGAGTGAGCTGTTCCTCTCCATCCTCTCCAGCATGGCAGCGGACGAATCCCTTTCCATCAGTCTGAACAGCAAATGGAGCATCAAGAAACGGTTTGAGAACGGTACGTTCAAGATAAGCTACCCACCATACGGGTACAACTGGGACGGCGATACGATGGCCATCAATCCAGAGCAGGCACAGATTGTCCGCCGCATCTTCTCAGAGACGCTTGCCGGGAAGGGAACCGCAGCCATTGCCACTGAACTTAACCGGGAGCAGATCCCGACAAAGCGCGGCGGAAACTGGAGCCCATCCGGCGTCCGCGGGATGATCGCAAACGAGAAATACTGCGGCGACTGCCTTTACCTGTACAGCCTGATTGAAAGCGAGGCGCGGTGATGGCAAACGTGACAATCATCCCTGCCAGACGGCAGGTCGGAAACAACGTCAAGCAAGCCGAGCAGCCGAAGCTCCGTGTAGCCGCATACTGCCGTGTCAGCACCGACTCTGACGAACAGGAAACCAGCTACGAAACGCAGGTCTCCCACTACACGGAGTACATCAAAAGCCACTCGGAATGGGAACTCGCCGGAATCTTCGCCGACGACGGAATCAGCGGCACCAACACAAAGAAGCGTGATGAATTCAACCGCATGATCGACGAATGCATGGCCGGAAACATCGACATGATCATCACCAAGAGCATCAGCCGATTCGCCCGCAACACGCTCGACTGCCTCAAGTACATCCGGCTCCTCAAGGACAAGAACATCGCGGTCTGGTTCGAGAAGGAATCCATCAACACGATGGACTCCAAGGGCGAGGTTCTGATCACCATCATGGCAAGCCTCGCGCAAATAAGGACAGCATCTTTGATACAAAGGTGCCGTCCTTATTTTAATGCTATGGGACGGAAAGCCTTGATTTTGCAGGGCTTCCCGGCTCTTTTGAGTTTATGGAATTGGTCGTGCAATGGGCCTGCCGCTGTTAAGCAGCTTGTCCGGTTTCGCACTTCATCTGGGTAAATGCGCACCTTTGAGGGGGTGTGCACCAAAAGCTGGGGGTGTGCATTTAGCCCCGATTCCATACAACTTTAGAGCAATCTGAACGACGGAACTGCAGAAAAGCCTTGTTCAGTGCTAAAATTCCAATCCTGAATGGTCTTGGAACTACGGGGAATATAAAAACAATAGTATGCAATTTTATAATCCAATGGGTTCAACTCCCTCCATCTCCGCCATAGAAGCGCCACTATTTTGATAGAATAGTAGTGCTTCTTTTTTAAGAAAAAGCCAGTAATATCGAGGCTTACAGACGTTTGAGAAATAAAAAGTGCAGCCGCTGTGGTGTGATTTCCACAGCGGCTGTTTGCATTTCCGGGGATTTTTGCTCTCATGGATCGAGTAATCGTGTAATTCATGTGCTACGACAATATGGCGCTGCAATAATAAGTTTGCTGGGCGGGAGCATTGTACGACGCCGACGGTGAAGGAGGAAGCTATCAAGCAGGCCTTCGTGGCTGCATTCAACAGCCTGCTGGGCGGAAAGAAAGAACTGTTTGCTGCGTATGAGGACTGTCTGGATGCTATTACTGACGACAGCGAGTATAGGAAACAGAACGAGGAAATTGAAAAGCGCTGTTCTGAACTGACCGTTCTAATCGAGCAGCTGGTGATGACTAATACCCAGACGGTCCAGCCGACGAAGGACTTCGACGAACGCTACAACGAATATGTGGAGGAATTTGATGTTCTAAAGGCGCAAAAGAAAGAAGCAGACCTCCAGATTGCCAAATGTGCAGTCAAGCGAACAAACGTTCTTGCATTTCTGGCAGACCTGAAAAAGCAGAAGAATCCGCTGAGCGAGTTCGACGACATCGTCTGGAATGCTGTACTCGACCATATGACCATTTACTCGGATTGCAAGGTGGTGTTCGTATTCCGGGATGGGACAGAACTGCCCTGGACTATCGAGAAGGGAGCCCGAGGTTATGAGCGAAAGGAAGATCAGTAAGCGGGAGCCGTCAGTAGAACATAAAAGGCTGAGGGCCTGTGCATACGTCCGTGTCTCAACAAGGCATGAGGCCCAACAGTATTCATTGGAAAACCAGCGACAGTACTACGAGAAACTCATCCAATCGAATCCGAAATATATCTTTGCGGGGACCTATGCAGACAGCGGGATCTCCGGGGCAAAAAAGGACAGGCCGGGATTTCAGGCAATGTTGGACGCCGCGCGTAATGGCTCCATAGACCTTATCTATACGAAATCTGTCTCCCGGTTTGGCAGAAACGTAGTTCTTCTGCTAGAGACCGTGCGGGAACTGAAAAGTCTGGGTATAGGCGTAGTTTTTGAGGAGCAGCGTATAGATACCCTTTCCGCTGAAGGCGAAATGCTGCTTTCCGTGCTGGGTTCCATTGCGGAAGAGGAGCGAAAAGCCGTCAGCAGCAATATTAAGTGGTCTGTAAAACACCAGTACCAGCAAGGCAACGCCATGATTAACGCCGATCGCCTGCTGGGATATGACAAAGCTGCGGATGGAAATCTGGTCATCAACGAAAAACAAGCTGAGGTAGTGAGGCTCATCTATGCGAGGTACCTAAAGGGCGTGTCCGCATATAGGATTGCTCGGGCTCTGAACGAAAACGGCGTTCCCAGCTATTGTGACAGGCCCTGGGGAGATTATCGCGTTCTGAGTATCCTGTCCAACGAGAAGTATAAGGGCGACTGCCTGATGCAAAAGACTTTTGTAAATGAGCAAGGCACAGAGGTAAAAAATGCAGGTCAGCTGGTGCAGTACTACATGGAAGATCATCACCCCGCAATTGTCACTCGGGAGGATTGGGAAAAGGCGCAGGAAATCCGCAATGGCCGAAAATGCAAAACCTATTCTTACAGCGGCAGATTACACTGCGCGTACTGCGGCGCTGCGCTGGTAAGACGCCAAAATAAATGGGGCGTACGATGGGAGTGTGCCACTTATCTTTGGAAAGGTAAAGCTGCGTGTAAGGGCGTCAAGATACCGGAGCATCTGCTGCCGAATCTGCCGGATGGGCACTGGACCGTACAGGAGAACGAACATGGAACAGAGAAGAATTACACCTATCTATTCAAAGAGGAAAACAGCGGAAAATGACCCTCCCCCGAAAACACGAGTAGCGGCGTACTGCCGGGTATCCAGTGAGAAGGACGCGCAGCTGCACAGTGTGAAGGCACAAATTGATTATTTCAGGCATTTCATCTCTGAAAATCCGGACTATACCTTTGCGGGAATCTATGCCGATGAAGGCATATCCGGTACTGAGATACGGAAACGTACTGCGTTCAAGCGCCTGATGGAGGACTGCAGGGCCGGGCTCATCGACATGATCGTCGTAAAGAGCGTATCTCGGTTCGGGAGAAACACGGTAGACACGCTGAAATGTGTACGTGAGCTGAAAGCCATGGGCGTGGATGTGTATTTTGAAAAGGAGTCTCTGCACACGCTTCGCTGTGAAGGAGAAGTCTTGCTGTCACTGATCTCGGCGGTGGCTGAAACAGAGAGCGCCAATCTCTCGGAGAATATCCGTTGGGGGCTACAGCGGAAATACGAGGACGGCAGCTTCAGGAGCGTACCGCTGGGCAAGATACTGGGCTACGACAAGGCGGGAGATACAATTACCGTCAATGAGGCTGAAGCAGAAATTGTAAGACGAATATATCGGGAGTTCCTTGAAGGCAGCAGCATCACACAGATCGCGGCAGGCCTGACGGCAGACGGGATACCGTCCCAGCAAGGGAATGCGGCATGGAACATCAGCAGTATTGATCATATCCTGAGGAATGAGAAATTCAAAGGCGACACCCTATTCCAGAAAACGTATAACACGAACTATATTACGAAGAAGCGTGCGGTAAACACCGGAGAGCTGCCACAGTATTACGTGAAAAGCAGCCACCCAGGTATAGTGGACGAAAGCA